CGATTACCCATGCTGATCCACTCCCTAAATACGAACCCTTTGATAAAGACGGAAACATAATCCCGCAACCTATCTATTAATTTCAGTCTCATAACGAGAATAATGTCGGATCGTCGGAAACGTCCCGGTAGACCTGCTCTGCCACCAGACCAGCGTAAAGAAACCAGCCCCGTGAATACCCGTGTCTCTCTCGAAATTTTTGATAAGATTGCTCGACAGGCGAAGAAACGAGATTTGACAATCTCAGCGTTTCTTCGCAGAATGATTGAATTATATTTCCGCTCGAATTCTTCGTAAGGATAAAATGTTATTTTTATGAAGTCTCGTATACTCTCAGGAGAAATTATATGTCTTTGAAACCTGTACTCGACTCGCTCGATCAAGTCGATGAATCTTTGAGGCCACATTACACTAGCAATAGCGACGGAAAATTTATCCTGACATTGGATGGGCAACTGCCTAACTATGTGGATCAAGTTACACACAATGAGCAACTGAATAAAGTCACGGAATTTCGCAACAATAATATTCAATTATTGGAAGAACGCGATGGATTAAAACAGTTAGCCGAGAAAGCGCAAGCCTTCGGAGACATTACTCCTGAAGAAGCGCATGCCGCAATTCAACAGCGACAGGAGTTGGAAAGTAAGGGCGTGAAAAAGTCAAGTGACGTGCAAGCAGTCGTGGATGAGGCTTTACGGCGTTTTAAGGAAACAGAGTTCAAGGCGGTGCAAACGCAACTGACCGCGACGAACGAAGCGCGAAAAGTAGCGGAACAGAAAGTAATCGAGCAACAGATGGCAACGTCGATAGGGCAAGCATTTAAAGCGGCTGGCGGGCAAGATGAAGCGGAAGCGTTTATTGTGTCGCGAGCCCGTGACAAATTTGAAATTCAGGATGGAGTCATACAGGCGAAGGCAGGACAGTACAGCGTTGAAAAACCGGGTGAGCCATTACCGCTTGAGGAGTGGATGGCTTCGCAGACAAAAGAAGTCGGGTTTGCATTTGGTCGCAGTAGTGGGACAGGCACCCCACCAGATGCGGGAGCCATGCACTCGACGGTGCCAACAGGTGTGAAATTACTGATTGATCCGAGCCCTCAAGAATTGGGTCAATATGGTCATGAAATTGCGTCTGGAAAAATGCGGGTGGTGACAGCAAAAGAAGCCGCCAGTATGAACGGACGTGGTTAGATAATACGGCGTATTATCGAGCGAGCGATAAATTGGGTGAGGGTGCTCTGGTAGATCATCCTCTGATCGGGTGTCTGTGACACTTTGATCCAGCTACGGTGTAGTTGCTGGTAACTCTACTTTGTTATCAGAGGACACTAACATTATGGCTGGAGCATTAGTAACAACAAATATTCTCAATACCGTGGCGGCGATGGGTCTAAGTGCCTTACGCGAAAAGATTGTGATGCCACGTCTTGTGAATCGTGATTACGAGGAACAGATATCGGGGGCAAAGAAGAATGCCACCGTGAATGTTTCTATCCCTGCATCAATTACCGCACGAACGGTTGCCCCTGATGTTGTTCCACCAGCAGTCACCGCAGTCACGCCTACCGTGAAAGCTGTGACGTTGGATCAGTGGTATGAAGCTCCGTTTGCAATGGATGATAAAGGACTCGCCCAAGTGCAAAAGGGTATTGTCCCGATGCAGATTACGGAAGCGATCAAAGCGATTGCGAACAACGTCGATAACTATATTTGGGGATTGACGCATGGTGCCTATGGCTTTTATGGCTATACGGGCACCGCAGGCACCACGCCTTGCGCAAGCACGACTGCGGATTTCCTTGCCGCCTCGAAGCTCGCCTCGGATCAGTTAATGGATGATGAACCTCGGTTCATGCTCATTGACACCGCTCTCGAAGCGAATGCTCGTGGCCTTCGCGCTTTCGCAGATGCGTCCTATTCAGGTGGCACACAGACCATCATCAAGGGCACGATTGGCGAGAAGCTCGGTGCGAACTGGATTCGTACGCAGAACGTCCCAACGCATACCAATACAGGTACGGGCACAATTCTTGTGAACGATGCCTCTGTAAGCGTGGGTGATACCACGTTGACATGGGATGGTGGTGGAACGGCTCCAGCGGCGGGTGATATTTTCACCGTTGCAGGTGACACGCAGACCTATTGCGTCGTATCCAGTACGTCAACGGTCATTACCATGAACCCCACCGCACAGGTGGCATGGGCTGACAATGCGGCGGTCACGTTTAAAGCTGATCACGTAGTCAACACACTCATGCATCGTGACGCGATTGCGTTTGCGATGGCTCCGCTGGTGGACACGGTACAAGTACCGGGTGCGTCCCATCAGGGCGTGGCGATAGATGAAGAATCAGGTCTGTCGTTACGTGTTGAAGTCACTCGGCAACATCGTCAGTGGCAGTGGGCGTTTGATGCTCTATATGGTGCTTCTGTTATTCGACAGGAGTTGGGCGTTAGACTCGCAGGCTAGTAGTTGTTTTGGTGAGCTTCTCTCAACCATGGGAGAAGCTCACCTTTTTTATTGAGATTGAATTATGGCAATTTGTTCAACGATAGAAGTCACTGATCTCAAATCAGGGAAATCTGTAATCATTAATGAAGCAGATTTTAATGACAAGCTCTACAGACGTGGATCGAAAAAAACTGTCGCTGAGAGTATTAAAGAGACAGTTCCCAAGTTAGTTAAAAAGCGGAAACTTAGATAAAGCGAGGCATCATGGCTCCAGCGGCACCTACACTTCAACCAAACAGAAGTATTGGACTGGTCAATGCCTTTTCGCTTGGCCCGAACGGTACCTTTGTTTCGGACGTTCTTTCTGTTCCACGTGATATCAGCACCTTGACGGTACAAGCGAAATTTGTCAGGGCTGGTGGGGGTGGAACCTGTGATGTATTTTTTCAAACATCACTGGATGCTGGTCAAACGTGGGTGGACATCGCTCAATGGGCGTTTACCACCTCAAGTGCTACGAAGATACATGGAGTCAGGGCATATACTGCCTTAGCCGCGAACTATACCCCCACGGATGGCTCCCTGTCTGACAATACAATTAAAGATGGGTTGATGGGTGATCGGGTACGTATTAAAACGGTCACGGCGGGCACTGTCTATTCTGGTGCATCGACGCTCGATATTGACTATGTGATTAATCAATAACTATGGGTACAACAACGCTCGTCGCAACGGCAAAAGGGGCAAGCTCCAACACATACGCAACTCTTGCGCAAGCGGATCAATACCACGATAATCGCGTGGCTTCTGGTACCACGTGGTCTGGTTCTTCAGATAATGAGAAAACTAGAGCGTTGTTGTGGGCTACCTCATTGTTAGAAGCTCTATATGACTGGAATGGGGCGGTCACGACTACCACACAGGCGTTGGCGTGGCCTCGAAGCGGGTTATGGGATCGCAATAATAATGCATTGGATGCAGATACGATTCCGCAACCTATGATCGATGCGCAAAGTGAATTTGCGCGACAGCTACTCGTCTCGCGACGTGCGGATGACAACCCGACCGAGGCGGAAAGTTTGTCAGAATTGAAGGCAGGCCCAATCACGTTGAAGTTTGATGATTCGGGAACCTATAACAAGATTATCCCCGATGCGGTGTTTCATCTCATCCCCTACGATTGGGGCACACCGCGAGGACGGAAACGGAGCACGATAGGGGCGGTGCGAGCGTAATGGCGGGTTTTGCAGACATTATTGAAAGCGGTGTGTCGATTGCCAATGCATTAACGGCATCGTTGCAAGCGACGGTTACCCACAAGACAGGGATGACGAATGACAAGTACGGCAAACCGACGTTCGGTACCTCGACATCCCGCACCGCGATTGTGCAGAAACGAGACAAGCTCATTCGGAATGCGTTGGGACAGGAGACGCTCTCGCGAGCGTTGGTAACATTTCCGTATCCTGTTGATATTGCGGAAACCGATATGATTACATTGCCCGACAGTTCAGAACTCTCGATCCTGTTCGTAAAAGGCGTGATCGATCCTGATACGAACAAGGAATATATGGTGG